CGTTTCCCACATAGTGAGTATAACTACAATGACTAGACACAGATACAACTCTTCGCCTTCTGTTCCTTTAATCCTTGTCAATTCTATTGATAAGGGTGAGGAATGGAACGACCCTGGGATAGCTGTTAATTGGCTACCCAAGGAAGGTGCATCTCCAATCGTGGGCTATTATAAAGCACACGAAGAAGAGATGTGGGACGAAGAAGATGGAGGGTGGAAAATGAATTCCACCAGTCATCTCCGTACGATCACGCGTTTTGGGCTAGCCCAGAATCACGTGACGCTTAGGAAGTATGAAGCAGGTGTTTGGAAGCAAGTCTTTAGTGGCCTGTGTAACAGGAACTTTAGAAGTGCCCCAGACTACATGCCTACCTTCCTATCAGGGGTTGCATCGATACACTCGTCCGCTAACATCGATACTTGGGAAGTTCCCAATTATTCGTATGAAGCGGCTCAGGCCATGTGGCCACAAGTTGAGAGTCGTTTATCAGTCTTAAACTCGATTTACGAGTTGAAGGACTTTAGGCGACTACCAGGGCTGTTGAGACAGACTAGGAATACTATCCGAAAAATTGTCGGAGGTACCCTAAACTTCTCACATCCTCGGGCTCGAGAGAGAACTCTCAAGCAACTTGTAAGTGTAGCTACCGGTCACCACTTGAACTATATGTTCGCCGTGGCTCCGTTAGTGTCAGACATTAAGGCAGTTATTGCCGCGCTGAAGACTGTTGATCAAAGAGTTAAACAACTCTTAGCTAATGAAGGTCAAACCTTCGTCAGCCACTACAAAAAGGCGTTAGAACCCGATGATATCGGGCTCGAAACGTATAGTGTAGATGATGACAGTTACCACGGTGGATCGTATACGAGTTGCTATAAGCGAACCTTAGAGGTCGCCGATGGCATCACTTATCACGCTTCAATGCGTTATAAGTACTCGTATTCCAAATGGGTAAGAGAGCATGCTCTCTTGCTGGGCCGGTTGGATGCTTTTGGCCTCCAATTGAACCCAGCTATCATCTGGAATGGGATCCGTTTCAGCTTCATAGTGGACTGGATTATCAAAATCCAGAATTCACTCGAATCACTGAAACGGCTTAACCTACGACCATCAGTAGTTATAGAGGAGTTCTGTCATTCATGCAAATACACGCTGAATAGACGTATATATTTATACGCTTATCAAACGTTAGTAGATGCAATTGATGCTGGTGATATGCCAAATCATCAGATATCAAGAATGCCAGGAATCCTATGTCATGAACAATCCTCCAGGTACTATGTACGGAAGAGGACTTGGCCTGACATATATCGTGCCATACAGCTAAGTGGAATCTCCACTACGGAGATCAGCTTAGGAGCTTCCTTGGCAGGGAGCTTTTGGGCTGGCAGTCGGTGACTTGTGTCGCCAACTGTTCTACAGAGTAGTAGACAAAATACAGTCGTTCTATGTTCAATGAAACATTGACCTACAATGATGGTACCGATGATCACGTGTATTCCACCGTGATCACTGGTGATTACAAACGTGTTCGCCGTGTGGCGGACACAGAACTCGATCGTCCGGAACTCCTGACGATCTCCCACCAAGTTAATGAGAAAACAAATATTTCTCGTTCGCTTGTTAAGTTCGACACTGTTGTCGAAACTGCGGGAGGTGTCAAAGGAAACATCCGCGCTCACGTGGTATTGGAAATACCCCGTGAAGTGGCTGTTCTGGCTGACGTGACGAAGGTAGTTGCCCAGCTTACCGCCTTTTTAGGCGTTGCTGGCAATGTGGATAAACTGATCAACTTGGAATCCTGATTATTATCAGACCCAAGGATTGATCCTCCCGAAAGGGAACGCATGAAGAGATTCATACGTAGTATCATCCGACCTAAGACACGATCAGGCAAGTTTAGACTTGCCTCGATTCTAGGACTCCTAGCTGCGGCGGCGGGGTTCAATCTCCAACCGGAGGTTTTATTCCCGTCGCTCGGAAAGGATCCTGATTGTAATATGACGCATCCGCACGTCGAGGGAAACCTCGACATTTCGTCCGAATCAAATCGGACGAACGCTAAGATGACGATCATCCACGCTGATTAGTAGGTTCTTTATACTACTGATTGGCACCGGGTCACTTGTTAAGGAGAACATAGGCTAGAAAGGATACCATATGAATGGCTCCTATAATAGTCTAGGTATGACGACTAAAGTCATCGTCACCTTAATAAGTGGCGTCAGCGCTAAACACACAATGTGGTTCCCATCTCGAGCTGCCCGCTTGACTAATCGCAAGATTGTCAATAGGATACAGCACGAGGGTGAATGTTTTCTTACGAAAACATTACCCGCCCTCGGAAAGAGCTTTGATCAAGCTCTGACCGGAACACGCAAACTTGACTGTCTTCGCTTCCAAAAGATGCGAGGTACAGAACTGCCAATGTTTATTGGTGAGTTCTTCAAGAGAGTGTTCGAATTGGACGGATGGATCAAACCAGATCCATGTGTGGTTAGCATTCGCATAATAAGACAGATATTATATCTGTTTTACAAGTACGAGTTGCCTTATGACAAAACACTCGAAGAAAAAGTTGTCAGTGATTTTATCGTCACTGAACAATCTATCCCAGAGGTGTGTCACGCTGCGGAAGAAGAAGGACGAAATCCTTCCCCTGATGCAGAGTTCCATGAGTCAGGCACTAGCGCACGCCAATTTGGCGTGTTCTATGGCCTATTCAGCGGGGGTGGTAGGCGAGGATCAGTACGGCTTCGTAGCTATGAAGTCGATGCTGACCTCTACTATCCAACCCCAATGGGATGGGTTTGGAGTGACGAACTTCCAGATAGTAGATGGCTTGCCATACTACGAACCTGGAACAAATCCGTCACTAACCTCACCCGTGGTACTACTCAGTCAGCAGACCGAACAACTCCGGTTGATCTTGTCCTTGCAGGACGAGATCAATGGTCGGATGTTGGGGTTGCTAGAAGCCTTATCAGAAGACTTCTATGCAATTTCGATCCGCTGAGAATAGTTCCTCGTCATGGACCCGGCGCTGTTGCGACCGGGGAGAAGCCATGGGAAAAGATGCAATTCAGGAGGTATTACACCGACCTGAACGCATTCTACCCATATGATGAGTTCTTTTACTCATCGACTTCTCATCTCTGTGATGAGCTGCATACATTGTTCCGTATGGAACAGAGAACTTCGGGCCAAGCTAAAGTAGTCTTGGTTCCGAAGGATTCTCGAGGGCCTCGCCTGATCTCTTGCGAACCATTGGAATACCAATGGATTCAACAAGGATTAGGAAGAGCCCTCATGGCTGCAGTTGAAGCACATCCCCTTACCCGGGGGTATGTAAACTTCACCGATCAAGCAATAAACCGCAAGCTAGCTCTCAAGGCTAGCGAGACGGGGGAACACGCGACCCTGGACCTCAAAGAGGCTTCAGATAGGGTGTCCCTGTTGCTTGTTCGGGAACTGTTCCCAGAGCGTCTGTATAGAGCTCTGGTCGCAACTCGGTCGTCATCCACGCTGCTCCCTGACGGGAGAGCCATTACCATGAAGAAATTTGCCCCCATGGGAAGCATGTTGTGCTTTCCCGTGATGGCGATTACTCTATGGGCTCTGGCAACAGCGAGGCTGATGCGAACGCGCGGAGAGCGTAATCCTTACAGGATGCGCTCTTCTGTGTACGTGTACGGAGATGATGTGATCGTCCGAACGGCTAACGCCGCTGATACGATCAACGTCTTTGAATCTGTTGGCCTATTGGTCAACACTTCTAAGTCGTTCCTCACAGGATTCTTTAGAGAATCCTGTGGCCTCGACGCCTATAAAGGCGTAGAGGTCCAACCAGTCCGGGTAAAGACTGTATGGACAACATCCCGATGCGCTGGCACCTATACGTCATGGATTAGCTATGCT